TAATGACTACATTAGCTATTGCAACCGTTGCCGGCTGGCCGTGGACCGCTCTCGCGGCCCTGGCCTGGCTGGTTCTCGTGGTATCAAGGCTGGCGGCCGGCTCGGTCTGGTACCTGCTGGAATTCCGGTGGGCAGACAGAATCCTGTTCTGGCTCGCCGTCCTGGTAGCCCTTTGTTGGCTGGACCCGATCTTCTAGAAGAACTCGGCTACCTATCGCTTCTACTGTTGCCCGGCCCGATGGGACTAGGGAGTCCGGCTCTTATTACAATCATTCATTAAGTTATTAGGACCCCAGGTGGGACTAGGGAGTAAGGGGTGCCGAGCCCGGAGCCGTCCCTGTGAGCCCAAAAAAGGGCCTCGCGGCCCATGGTCGTTTCCTACTGCTTCTCCGGCGCCAGGTGGGTCAGCAACGGCGCGAACCTTTCCCGTACCTGGCTCGGCCACTCGCACCACCTGTGATCTCTCATGTTCTCGAAGGGGCAGTCCGGCTCCCGAAGGCCGGCCTCCCGCCGCAGGTGCCGGAGCTTCCTGTCGGACAGGCCGTTCAGGTAATCGTCGACCCGGTCGGTCAGCTCCGGGTCCTGCGAGTAGGTCAGCAGCCTCTCGTCCGCCGGCTGGTCCGCCCGCAGCTCGGCCAGCTCACTAGGGAGTAGGGACCGTTCGTGCCGGCGCTCGGCTCCCGTGAAGAACTGGACCCGTGCCAGCCTCTCGCCCTTGTTCTTGAGGGCCGACCCGACCATGTACGAGTTCTTGAGCTTTCTCTTTTTCGATTCAGATGCCATATCGTTGTTATTACTGATGTAAAAGTAATACGAGGCCTTGAGACCTACAAATTATTTGACATGTATTTGTTTTCTTAATGCGACCAACTCTGTGGGTACGTTGGTACACAGTTCGGGTAAAAGTGGGTAATAAAGTACTCACTTTCGGGTATCGTTCCCGTCACCCGAAATTCCAAGTGATTGATTATCAACGATGGCACACCGCGCTCAACCCGTGGCACGGTTGTTTTATATTACTAGTCAGAAGCGATGTTGCTTCGATAACTTAACCTTTTAAAACTAAGCAAAATGGCACGTAGAAATGCAGCAGGCGCTTCAAGCCGCAAGATCGTAAGGGGACCTCAGGGACTTACCTACACAAAGGAATCGTACGCACGCATGATCGAGGGAGCTCGCCGCGGCGGACAGAACTCCCACATCAACGACAAGCCGAAACGCGGCAATCGTAAGTAACATTCAGTCCGGTTGATTTGAATACGGCGGGGCCTAGCGGCCCTTTGTCGTGTGATCGGCGTCGTCGACTATCACGTCCGAGTCCGACGCGGTCGGTCCCTTCTCGGCAGGTTCCTCGATCGGTCCGAGTATGTAGATTTCCTCGTGGTCCCGGCCCCATTCCCTCAGCAGGACCGCCGCCTTCGAGTTGGCCTCGTTCTCCAGCTCCGAACCGTCGGAACCGTCCATCTCCTGTCCGAGCTCGCGTTGGCGCCAGTGCACGAGCTCGTGGGCCAACGTCCTGTACCAGTCGGCGGGTACCCTGGAACCGCGAAGCACCCATATCTTGTTGAGGTCCGGGAAGTAGCAGCCCATCGCCCTGATCTCCTGCGCCCTTGCGTGGTCGTCGGTTATCTTAATCCTAGGTTGCGTCTCTATTTCCAGTTTGAATATCGCCCATTCTATGAATGCCTGGTCGGCCGGAGTTAACTGTCTCATACAGTTATTTATAACCCGGAAGGGGACCCGTTGGGGTCCCCTTGAATGATGGTGATGCTTACTTTTTACGAAAACCCCTCGAGCTGGGGGCGCTACCCGGAAGCCTCGGTTCGACTGCACGGCGCCGTACGTACCCTACCGTCCTTCGCGCTGAAGAGCGTTAGCTCGCCGGAGGGGTTCGTCGGTTCCGGCACGGCGCCTATCGCTGCCAGCAGGAGCAGGTGGTGGTCGAAGTCCGCGTCCGTCAGCAGGTTCTCGCCGCACTTTGGGCAGGGCCGGCCGACGAAGCTGGGCATGTCCCGGACCTCGACGTCCTCCCTGTGGTCGCAGACCGGGTTGTCGCATATAATCATGTGGAACTTGGCTTTCATCGATCTCTGTTTTATTGGTGTTACATTAACCCGCCACGTGGGCGTTGACCACCGTGAACGGGGTCCCCGTCTGCATGACCTGCTGGATGTCCGAGAAGCAGTAACGCTCTATCATCTCGCAGAGGTAGCCCCCGGAGTTGTTCTGCTGGTCCCTGATCAGGGCCTGTTCGGTTTCCCTGCTGACGTCCAGCGTGCTGTGTATCACGTTGCTGACGTTACCGTTCTGCTTGATGCTGAAGTACACTCTTACCGTTGCCATAAATGTAGTATTTAGGAAAAACGACCGGCCGGGCCGGTCGTTTAGGTTACTCCCTAGTAGGGATTTGATTAGATGTGCATCATCTCAGCGTTCTGGAGGTCGAACGTCTTCGTGAAGAGCGATCCGCCTACCACCTTGAACCTGTTTGGGTTCTTGAGGTCGTACTGAGTGTTGTGGCTTCCGATCCACGTGAGGTTGTTAACGACGTCCCATACGTTCTCGTCCGTCTTAATGAACTTCTTCTGGGCGTCGGTCAGCGTCATTGGGTTGTAGCCCTTGCGGAAGATGCGCTTCGCTGTAGCGTCGTACTCCGGGAAGAACGTCTGCTCCAGAGCGCGCTGTAGCGTCGCCTTGTGGTCGAGGTCCTTCTCGTTGATTGACGATGAAACGGCGTGCATCGCCTGCTCCATTTCGGCGAAGGAAGCCTTGGTGCTCATTGCGAGCTCGAGGCGGTCCTGGAACGTCTTCGGTGCGAAACCGTTCTTCGCCCATCCTTCCATCTGCTCCAGTAACTTGCGGAACGTGTTGTCGCCGGTTCCGAACTCGAACGCGGTGTTGAGGTTCTTAGCCATAGCTCCGTTCTCGCACGATAGGCGCTGGAAGAAGTCATCGATACGTGAATGCGCGTTGGTGTTGATGAGAGATATTCCGAACTTGAACACCTCGTCCGGGCCTAACTTCTCGTACCCTATCTGGGATGAGTGGATGAGGTTGATGGCTATCTCACCGCGGTTGATCTTATCGATCGACTGAACGTGCATGTTAGGTATCTCGTTCATTATCGTCTCGGCAGTCTTGAACAGGGTCTCGTTTGAAAGCCTGTTGAACTTGTCGGCCTTGATGATGTTGGTGATCTCGTGGTTGTCGGCGTTGCCTACCAGAAGGAACTGCTTGTCTCCCTCGCGGGTCTGAGCGTAATCCTTGAGGCCGGTCAGCAGCTTGGTCTGCAGCTCAACGTCTCCGGCCTTGTTCATCTTGCCGATCAGGCCGGTGTTGACGTTTACCGCGGAGCCGAGGCTCTTCCAGAAGTTGGAGTTTACCGGCACCCGGCTGTCGTCGATCACGATGACGTTGTTCTTTATAGACTCCTTGTCTATCTTGATTTGGGAGAGGTTAATGCGCTTCATGAGCGGGTCCTCGTCCTTTAACTGTTCCTTACGGGCGTTGTACTCTGATTGTGATAACATTGCTTTTTTGGTTTTTTGAGTTATTAATTGATGTTGTAAATATAAAACAAATACTTGAGCCCTACAAATTATTACTCAAGTATTTGTTTTCGTTATGTTAGTCCCTTACTTCCTCGAACGGTGTGAACTCCTCCTCGACGGTGCTTCCGCCGGTCTCAACGTTCTCGTGAGAGCGCGCCTCGGCCGAGTCGACCGCATCCTCTCCGGCGTTCTTAACCGATAGGAAAATCTCGTTGAAGTCGTCCTCCAACTTCTGGCGACGGTCGCTCTCGTTCTCGTTGAGGTTCTTAGCTACCTCCTCCTGGTGCCATGCGATCTCGTCCCACTTAACCTCTCCGTTCACTAGGGAGTAGTACATGCGGCGGTTGACCATCGAACCTCCGCGGCGGTTCTTTGTGAACTCTATGTAACGTCGTCCGCTACCGTCGAAGCTCATCTGCATCATTCCCTGGGTTGCGTGCTTGAGGTAGGTGCTACCGACGTACGTTCCGCCCTTGGTCATGTGCTGTATGGCTATGATCGACTTGCCGCGCTTGTCCGACGCCTTGATGATGAGGTTAGTCAACCACGCTTCCGCCATCGTCGATTTCCATCCGAGGATTTCCTTCAGCTTCACGATGATGTCCTGGTAGGAGTCTATCAGAAGTACATCGTAGTCCCCTTCGAGAATGAAGTTCTCTATGGTTAGGTCGAAGCGGCCGGTTAGGTACTCGGCGAGAAGGATGGTTGGTATCTTACCGATGATCGGCATTTTCTGACGGTAGAAGAAGAGGTCGTTCATCGTCATCTCGCTCGAAAGGTAGGCGCCCTTGTGCTGCACTAGGGAGTGTCCTTCCTCGGCTGCGGCTATCGCTTCGGACGACGCTCTCATGATCTTCGCGAGGATGTCCAACGCTACGGTTGATTTACCTACTCCCGACTCGCCGATCATGATGTAGGCT